TTTGTGTCTATTGCTTTAAAGATTTCATAATCCCAACCAATATATTCCAATTCTTTTTTAACTTTTTCTAACCTGTCAGGTCTTCGTTCCAAATTCACAACAAATTTAGGTATATTAGTTATATTCATTATATTTTAATTAGTTTTTGGGTAATTTTTTAGATTACTAAATCTATTCATATTAGAATAATTACAATTTTTATTAATAATATTTGAAAACGATGGTCTTTGATTAAATAAAATTGGTTTATAAAAATAAATTTTTAAATCATGTTCTTTAATTTCATTAACTCCCTTAGTTCTATTATCCATTAACCAATGAATTTTAGTTGCCAACACACTATAATAAGAGTCAATTTGCTCCCCATAAACAACAAGTTCTTTATCCAAATAATTAAAATTTTCAACAACATAATTGGCAAATTTTAACGATGTGAGATATGTTGTTGTTTGTACAAATTTATTTGGTTTTATCAAATAATCGTTTACAAATTCAGATGGTTCTAATAAACAAGCCCCTAAAAAAAATAAGTCAAAATCTGTCTCATATATTTTTGAAATCATATCGTCAGACATTGTTTTATTATCTACATCACATATATCTAAAAAAAAATCATCTTCAAATATGATGACTTTATCCCACTTGTTTTCCACTTGTTTTTTTAAAATCTCCATGTGACTATGGGTACATCCTCTTATTATCCAACCATTATCATCATCTTCTGTTATTTTAATTGCGTCAAATCTTTCAACCCCAACAATATTGTTTGAATTTAATTCATCTAAAGATTCTTTTAATCTATCGGTTCTTTCTTCTAAATTAATTAAGAATCCTTTATCAGCAAGTTTAATCCCATTCCAAGTTATCATACGTTAGCTAATAGCATTATGGTTTAGTTGTCCTGTGATTCTATCACACCATCCTTTAGATGTACTGTATGGCCAAACAACCCAATATGATGGTAAAACATCAGTTTGGAAGTCTCTCCAAATCTTACAGTATCCATCAGGGTCTCTCATGAATCCTGCAATTTCATTTTTATCCGCATCTTTTCTAAATAGAGTTTCATCCTTTGGACCGTGGAATGCAACAACCCAAAATTCATAATCAATTTCAGGAACACTTGAGTAACCTACGTCAATACAGTGTTTGAATATCATACAGAAACTATCTTCCCATTCTTTTTCTGTCTCAAAATTGTATGGGTTTGGTGGATAGTTTTTATCTAACGTATACTTGTCAATTGCACGTTTTTTAAATAATAAACCTGAATATTTCTCATAATCTTTAAGAGTTCTAATAGTACCAAATCCGTAAGGTCCGTCATGACCTTCTTGAGTTTCACCGTCCATACCAAATAATTTTCTGTTGGTAAGGTGTGAATGTTTGTTTTTTTCTCCCCAAGTCTTGTCGTCATCCCATTGTTTTGTTCTACCTTTACGAGTATACTCATGGTAAACCACAGGAATGTGTGGGTGGAATAAATCATAACCCCATGTGTAAGCTCTTGCGGCGATTGAAATTTCTTCACCGTGGAAATAGTATTCAGGGTTATGTTGAACTTCTTTTGAGAATTCTCCTAATGTAAAACAGAAGTGAGCCGAGTAGAATCTTGAAGTTACGGGTTTTTTCATTTCTTTCCAACCTGGAATAGTTTCAGGTAAGAAAAACACTGCACCTTCGGGAATAAATCTATCAAATGCCATTCTCCAAGCATCAGTTGCTCTACCTGCTGGGTCATTTTCGGGGTCAAAGGATGGGACATAACCCGTAAGTAAAGGCTTCGCATATCCATCCTTCTGTAACCCCTTTATCATCTTGATTAGGATATCATCCCAATCCTTAACAAATCTCATGTGTGAGTCAATTTGCATGGTGTAAGTTTCACCATCATAAAGTTGTTGTGTTAGGTTTCTTGCCCAGCAAACACCTTTGGCTTCTTGATAAGGAATATCTAAGATTTTAAATCTTTTATCTTTTTTGTATTCGTCTAAGTTGTCGAATCCATCTTCTTCTGCAAATTGTCTTGCAATTGAGAATACTAAGTTCTTTGGTCGTTTTGCGTTTGCAATTAAATCTTTAAGTGTTGGAACTAATTGTGGGTCTCTGTAAGACGCGATTTGAATAAAAATTTTCATTTAATTATATTTTACTACAAAAATAAAAAACCATCCGTAAAAGTGGATGGTTAGTTATTATTTTTATTTGAAAAATTTTATGTGGTAGGAGGAAAGGCTCCGTCATTAACTAATAAAATTTCTGATTTGAATAATTCGGCGACTGTATAAGTCCCATCAATTAACCAAATGTTTTTTGTTTGAGCAGGTGTTAAATCCACTTGATATTCCCACATTGAATCGTCACATCTTCTGTAACTAAAGTTTACAGACGTTGCACCTGTGTTTGTTAAAGTATATTTGCTACATGCCATGTTATTTCTGTTTAAATATAAATACTACAATAGTATTAATTTTATGTTTTTAATTGAAAAAAAAATTAAACAAATGGATTTAAAGGACTTCCAGTTATAGTTCCCACTTGTGTTAATGTTTGTTGACCACTTTGGTCAACTATTGTTTTTGTGTTAATTAATAATTGTGTTCCTGAAATTAATTCAAAATTAGTTGTTGGTATTGGTATTGTTGATAATGAAGTGTTAAATAAATTTGTGTTAGTTACTCTTATATTACTAAGGTTATTGTTTTCTGTAAATGAATTAGTATTTGTCCAAGCACCAACACCATATGTTGGGCTACTAAGATTCCATGTTGAAGCGGTTAACGATTGTCTACCTGTTGAACTAGCAACACCGTTCAACCATATTTGAACATAACCACTTGCGTCTCTTGAAGCTGCAATATAATTCCAAGTACCTGCAGACCAAGTTGCCGTTGAGTATATTTGTGCTGCAACACCACTACTATCAACTTTCCATTCATTACCTGATTGAGCTAAGAATGATAATCCATTATTAGGGTAAGGGGCACCACCGTTAGGACCTGTACCACAAGAACCTAAAACAACAACTTTGTCTTGAGTACCAGCAATATAGAACCAAGCCTCAATTGTGAATGGTGTTGTTTGAGAACCAAACGTAATACCAGGACTCATAGTTAATAGACTATTAGGGGTAAATAATAAACTACCCGTTGTTGGTGAAGTTGGTGTTGGTGATGGTGTAGTAGTATTAGTTGGTGTATTAGTTGGAGTTTCCGTATTTGTTGGAGTTGTGGTTGGCGTGTTAGTTGGAGTTTCCGTATTTGTTGGAGTTTGTGTTGGAGTAGAAGTTTCAGTAGGTGTTGTAGTTATTGTTGAGGAATTAGTAGGAGTTACGCTTGCAGTATTAGTTGGAGTCTCCGTATTAGTAGGAGTTACGCTTGCAGTATTAGTTGGAGTTCCTGTAGTTGTTGGAGTCTCCGTATTAGTGGGAGTTACGCTTGCAGTATTAGTAGGAGTTACGCTTGCAGTATTAGTTGGAGTATTAGTTGATGTTGTTGTAGGTGTTGGAGTACTAGTTGATGTTGTTGTAGGTGTCGGTAATGGATTAGTTATACTTATATTAATATCAACTGTAACTCCAGTTACCCATTGAGTTGGAGCTGATTGAAGTAACACAACATCACCTTGAGTCAAAGCGGTTGTTGCGGGGTGATATCCAAAAGTAAATATTTCTCCACCATCCCTCAATGATGTAGTATTTCCTGAATATATTGCCGTAGAGCCTGTCTGACTAATTGTTAAAAAAATTGTTTGTCCTGTAAATTGAGAGTAATAATTAAAAGTATCTCTACCATATATATCAAAATGATTCCAAATTAAATCCGTAGAACCACTTAATGCGTTATATCCAATTAAATTTGGATTTGTTGTTGCACTACTTGTAGGAGAACCTGTTTGTAATATTACTTGTCCTAAATTTGGAACTATGTAGGCACCAATCAAGTTATAACTATAACCAGTAGAAGAGAAAGGAGTTGGACTTGGAGTTAAAGTTGGAGTTCCTGTAGTTGTTGGTGTCTTCGTATTAGTTGGAGTTTGTGTTTGAGTATTTGTTGGTGTTGGAGTGTTAGTATTAGTTGGTGTATTAGTTGGAGTTTGTGTTTGAGTATTTGTTGGTGTTGGAGTGTTAGTATTAGTTGGTGTTGTAGTTGGTGTTACGGTTATCGTCGCAGTTGGAGTTGGTGTTACATTTAAACCTTGTGGGGGAAATACACTTTCTACTATAGTACCTAATTCAGTCTTAAAATAATCTGCAATAGTATATGTACCGTTAATTGCCCAAATATTTTTAGTTTGATTTGGGTCCAACTGAACTTGGTATTCCCACATTGCATCATCACATCTTCTGTAACTAAAGTTTACAGATGTTGTACCTGTATTTGTTAAAGTATATTTAGTACATGCCATTTTGTTTTTATTTTATAAATATTTATAATCTTTGATTATTAACAGACTCCTACATTAATAATTAAATTTCCACTTAATTGAATGAATTTTGCACCATTCGAAATTGTGTAATTAGCATCAACAGGAGGTATTGATAACATTTGGTCACCGTATACATAATCGCCAACTTCTAATTGTTCAAAAAGTTTTGGTATATAAATTGTTACGTTTTTAGGATTTGCAATCATACTTACACCTTGGCACACATTTTGATACCATCCACCTGTTCTTAAGTTATACATATAAACTGTGGTTGGTGTAATTGATGGAGTAACTGTTGGAGTTGGTGTTGGTGATGATGAGGTTGGAGTTGGTGTGACAGATGATGGTGTTACTGTTGGTGTTACTGTTGGCGTGGGTGTTGATGATGGACATAATCCAACAAAGACAACATCAAGAGGTGCGCTGTATCCTTCAACAACTATTTGTTTTGCACAAAGATATTCTGTAGATAAGGGATTTATAGAAGATACACTTATTGTATCCGTACATCCTGTCCATCGATAATATCCTTCTTGAACATTATTATAATTTGTTATCCTAAAATAGTTACAGTCGGTTGTATACATAGGTTAAATAGAAGGTGTTTTTGATGGGGTTTGAGTTTTAGTATTAGTTGGCGTGGTTGTTTGTGTTTGAGTATTTGTTGGAGTTTGCGTAGGTGTTTTTGTATTAGTTGGTGTAACTGAAGGTGTATTAGTTGCCGTTTTTGTTGGTGTTGGAGTTTTGGTTACAGTATTAGTTGGTGTTAAAGTATTAGTTGTGGTATTAGTTGGTGTTAAAGTATTAGTAGGAGTATTTGAAGGTGTTGGAGTCTGCGTAGGGGGTACACAAATCCCGATGTTATCCACATAAAAACTACCACTACAACTTGTGGCACCATCCGCACAATTGATATAATATGGTAATACCGCAGAACATCTATTAAAAGATTGATTAGGTTGAATGATTTCTGTTTGTATGTTACCATAACAATCAACATATCCGAAAGTAATATAATAAACAGGGTTATTATTAGATACAAACCAAGTATAACAAGGTGATGGTGTATTTGATGGTGTATTTGATGGTGTTTGAGTGTTACTTGGCGTTTGAGTTGGTGTTATACCTATAGTAATTGAAGGTGTTTGAGTTGGTGTACTTGTTGGCGTACCAGTATTTGTTTGAGTTGGTGTTATTGTGGGCGTTGTAGTATTTGTTGGTGTTACAGTATTAGTTGGCGTTGAAGTTGTTGTTACCGTTGGAGTTGGTGTTGGGCCAGCAATAACCAAATCATATGTATAATTGTATGTTGTAATATAACAACTATAGGTACCATAATAATAATCGGTATAATACGTAAATGGTATTAGTTGTGTGCCTAAGTCTATTGTACCACCTGATTCAGGAAAATAGACTACATTAGCGGTTAGACCACTTAAATTATTACTTGAAATTAATATACCACAAACAGACATCTTATTTATTAATTTTTTTTATTTTATGTACGACTTGGTGTTTGAGTTTGAGTAGTTGTTTGAGTTGGAGTTTTAGTATTAGTAGGAGTGTTAGTAGGTGTTTTAGTAACTGTTGTAGTTGGTGTTGGCGTAATACATTCAATCACTGTATATGTTAAATCATTTGCAGGAATTGGTATTATACAGTTAATACAATTAGGGTCAAGTAAACTATACTTATTTTTTTGAATTCTAAAATTATGCCTAATTTGAGATGCATTTAATGGTTCAGTATACATTCTAAATGCACTGATATCACCAATCATACTACCTCCAAAATATTCTTCTAATTTAATTTGAGTTGTAAGACCTGAATATATTGTATGGT